TGACAACCAACTGACAACCAAATGTCAGACAAATGGTTGCATAGGAGAGGATAGGATAGGAGAGGATAGGATAGGAGAGGTAAGAGAAGAAAAACAACCAACCCCCGCCACTCCTTTCAATCAAGATTTTGCAAATCTCTACAAATCTTTTGAGCAAGAAACAGGAAAAGCTCTATCACCATTACAAATGGAAGATTTGCAGTACATGCTAGAAGACTTTAACGCTGACGTTATCCTTGAAGCTCTAAAAGAAGCGGTTAATCAAGGCAAAGCCAATTTTGCCTATATTAAAGCCATCCTTAACCGTTGGAAACAAGACAATCTAATGACGGTTGAACTTGTCAGAAACAGCAAAGCGATCCGTGAAGCTAAAAAACAAAAGACCAACACTAACACAGAGTCAGAAATCAATGAAGAATGGGGCTTCTAGGGCAGACGAAAACCCATTTTAGAAAAGAGGTAATACATGCTAACACAAGCTGAAATTATCGCAAACACGAAAAGGCTAGACGGGAGGTGTCCAATTCATGGGCTACCTATGATGCAACTCAATATTCCCGTTAAAATTGCAGGAGAAGACGAACCACGCAAACCCTCTCCAGTGTGCCCAAAATGCGCCAAAGAACAAAGAGACAAAAAAGAAGAAGAACTGGTAAAAGAGAGTTTGAAAAACAACCTCTACTTAAGAACTTATGATGTACTCATGAGAGACAGTACAATTCCTGAAGAGTTAAAGTCGGCATCCTTTGATAATTTTGTTGTTAAGACAATCCAAGAAAAACAGATGCTTGATTTTGCCAAAGCGCAAACACAGAAATATCTTAATGGCTTCGAAGGAAACACGTTGCTAACTGGTACTACTGGAGTTGGTAAGACTCATTTAACTGTCGCTATGGCTAAAACACTGAATGAAACCTACAAGGATAAAGGCAACCCCAAAAGCGTGCTATTTGTCAATCTCACAGAAATTCTAAGAAAAGTCCGAGAAAGCTTTAAGTTTGAAAGCAAAGAAAGTTATTATTCAAGGATGCTTATGGAAGCTGACTACTTATTTCTTGATGATTTAGGCGTTAAGCTTGGAAACTCAGGGCAATCCAAATCAGCATGGGAAGAAGAATTTATCTTTGATGTGTTAAGCCATCGGAAGAACACTGTTATCACAACCAACCTAAGCAATAATGAAATAGCAAACCTTTACAGCGAACGGGTCGCAAGTCGTATACGTACTGGACTAGAAGGAAATGTTTTCAGGGCAGTAGACATCGAAGATAAACGATACACGCTTAATCAACTAAAACAAGAAAGATAAGAAATCATGACGGAAGAAGAAGTAAAACTAAAGCTGTTTGAAGATTATGAGCGTATTCATGGGCTTGTGTTTTCAGAGAGCCATAAACAAAAAATGATGAACGAGCTAGATTTATTCTCATTCATCGAAAAAATCAACGAATATATGGCGTTTGGTTACTGTTCAAAGATAGTATTCAAACAACACGCACGAGAACACGTCTAAAATCGTCTGTAATCAATTTTAAAGTGTATCTAGTGTAATTATGCTACCCACACAATAGGATTGATTAGGAGCGAAATTAGAGGGTAATAACAACAAATCAAAAATAGGAGAACAACATGACAAATCAACTAGCACACAAAGACTTTTTTAACACACCAGCAGTCAAACAGAAATTTCAAGAGGTACTTAACGGCAATGAACGACAATTTACGGCCAGTCTATTGTCAATCGTAAACAATAACAACCTACTAGCAAGAGCTAGTAATACATCAATCATGACGGCAGCGATGAAAGCGGCGGTATTAAATCTACCTATTGAGCCAAGTTTGGGTTTTGCTTACATCGTGCCATACAAGCAAGATGCACAATTTCAATTAGGGTACAAAGGACTTATCCAGCTAGCTATCCGATCTGGTCAGTTTAAAGCCATTAATTCCGGCAAGGTCTACAAAGCACAATTCAAATCGTATGATCCGCTATTTGAAACATTGGATATTGATTTCACCCAACCAGAAGATGAAGTATATGGCTACTTTGCAACATTTGAACTTGTGAACGGCTTTAAAAAGCTGACATTCTGGACGAAAGAACAAGCGGAATCACACGGTAAACGCTTTTCAAAGACTTACGCAAGAGGGCCATGGTCAACAGATTTTGACGCTATGGCTCAAAAAACCGTACTCAAGAGCATTTTGAGCAAGTATGCCCCACTCTCAACCGAAATGCAAGAAGGTCTTATCTCGGACAATCAAACTGAGGAAGTTAAGGCTGACCCTATCGATGTTACACCAAAAAACGAGGACACCCAGACACTTTTGGGCGACCTTATGAGTGATGAAGCTGAACCAGATAAAAGCGTAGACGCTGAAACTGGTGAAATCATCGAAGAAGTCAGCTTATTCGAAGGTGATTCAACCAAAATCAAAGAGGTAGAAAATGACTGAACTAACAATTTTGACGGATGATAATTATTATTCCGACAAAACCTATATGTCTGTAAGTCGTTTCAAGGAATACATGAAATGCGAAGCTAGAGCTAAAGCTATCGATGATGGTGTTTGGGATGATGAACGAGATCAAAAACCTCTACTGTTTGGCAATTACGTCCATAGCTACTTTGAGAGTGAGGAAGCTCACGAGAAATTCAAAGAAGATAACAAAAAAGCTATATTCTCAAGCCGCAAACCTTATGGACTGTTATCTGATTTCAAGTTAGCTGAGAAGGTTATCGACACACTTAAAGATGACACGCTATTCAATAATCTTTATCACGGTAAGAAAGGTGATAAAGTCGAAAAAGAAAAGATTGTTACTGGTTTTATTGCTGATGTGCCATTCAAGGGCAAGTTGGATAGTATCAACTTTTCAAAAGGCTATGTGGTCGATTTAAAAACCATGAAATCTATCTGGGCTAAGGAATGGTCAGAGGAATTGCGTACTAAAGTACCAACGGCAGTCAATAACATTCTAGGGTTCCAATACCATGTCCAGCTAGGGACTTATTTAGAGCTCCTACGACAAATGGATTATCCAACATTCAAGCCGTTTATCGTGGCCGTGTCGAAAGAGAAACAGCCAGATAAGGAAATTATCGAATTGACTGAGGAATGGCTCACAGAGGGGCTAAATTATATCACAGAGCACGCCCCTAGAGTGTATCAAGTATCGCTTGGAAACGAAGAGCCTAAAAAATGTGGGCACTGCGATTATTGCAAATCACAGAAAAAACTACATGAGGTTCTAACGTTGGATGATTTTTTAAACAGTAAATAGAGAGAAAGGGAGAACAAATGATTAATTCAGTCTGTCTTGTTGGAAGATTAACAAGAGACCCAGAACTAAAATACACCGGCAACAATATCGCAGTAGCGTCTTTCAGCCTTGCGGTTAACCGTACTTTCAAAGATGCTAACGGTGAACGTGAAACAGACTTTATTAACTGTGTTATCTGGCGTCAGCAAGCTGAGAATTTGGCTAACTGGGCTAAGAAAGGCGCTTTGATTGGCATTACTGGACGCATTCAGACTCGTAGCTATGAAAATCAGCAAGGTCAACGAGTGTATGTCACTGAGGTAGTCGCTGAGAACTTCCAAATGTTGGAGAGCCGTGCAGCGCGTGAAGGTGGAAATGCAAATCAAGGCAACACATCGGGAGCGTTTGGTAATGACAACGGCTATGCAGGGCCTTACGGGCAACAAGCACCGCAACAACAAGGGCCACAACAGCAAAGCCAAGGATTTGCACAAGGTGGCAGCTCATTCGGTAATGCAAACCCAATGGACATCACTAGTGATGATTTGCCGTTCTGAGGTGCAGCATGAAAATGACTTTAAATATCGAGCCTAAACCGCAAACAAGACCACGATTTAGCAAATTTGGAACTTATGAAGACCCTAAAATGAAGGCATGGCGCCGTCAATGCTCGCAACTTATCGAGCAAGAATATGACGGGCAATTCTTTGACGGCCCGATCTCAGTCGATGTCGTGTTTTACATGAAAGCCCCGCTGAACGTATCAAAAAACCCCACGCCAAAAGCTAGAGCTAAAACGTGGGACACATTCAAGAAATTCATGGATGAAAGACTTTGGCATTCCAGAAAACCCGATATTGACAATCTTGTCAAATCGTTGTTCGATAGCATCTCAACCGCTGGATATAACAAGGTTGACAAGAAGGGTATCGTGTGGACGGATGACAGTATCGTTTGCGATTTAAGAGCTCGCAAGAAGTACAGCCCTAACCCACGCATTGAATTTGAAATCAAGGAATTGGAATAAAAAGCAAACGACAAAGGAAGGAGATCAATTGAGCAATGAAATATAAAGTTATAGTTTACTACGACAGCATGGAAGACAGTGAGCAAGTCTTCAGCAATAAAAACGATGCGATTAATGAATTACACAGATTAGGTGTTAAATATCGCAATGCAAGGAAATATAAGGTAGAAATGGTGGAAATTGATGATTAGAACGAAGTATTTACGTGAGGAAACTGACACTCTTAACCATCTAGGAATTGATAAATTAATCAATAATTTTCTTGCCAAAAACCCAAATATAGAAATGATTGATATTAAATATCAATCTAACGTGGCGGTAGCAATCTATGAGCATGGCTTTTGCAGAACGTATGATATATCAGCACTGATTATTTACAAGGAGAACTAACGATGATGAATAGAAATGAAGCAGTACAGAAGCTAGCAACAGCAGGACGCCTTTCAATAGCCCATGCTGAGGATTTATATGATTCACTATTTGAAAAACCAGTGGTGAAACAGTATGTGGCGGATTGGTATGAGGAAATTAAAGGTGAATTTTACTTAAACTTACATTACTTGGCTTGGGATATGTTTGAAAGTTTGGACGAAGATGCCTGTATACCTAAAAAAACATTAAATGACGATATCACACGTTGGTATCGCAAAAACGAAAATGCTATCAAAATAATTGTCAACATGCACCAATTTGGCTACGAGGTCGAGAAAGAGCCTAGATATACGGTTCAACTTAAAGGGGTTAATGGATACGCCACCCATCTTAATCAAAATTTAGGCAATCGAGAATGGTTTTTTGCATCAAAATACGAAAATAAAGGCTATAGAATCAAACACACCCGCAAAGAGCTGGAATCGAACGGTTTCGGCTGGGTATTCGACTGCGAGGGTATTGAAATCGAGGAGGTGGAATAGATGGATGCAGTTGAGTTTACAACGTGCGCACTACTCCTTGATTTCGCGATGGGACTGGCAGTAAAAGACCAACGAGTGATAAGCGTTATGATAGTAGTTCAAATTATCGTCTTAGTGGTCACTTACATCTACGATCAACTATTTCGAGGAGGTCGAAAATGAACAGACTTAAACAATTAAGGAAATCAAAGGGGATGACCAGAGTAGAGCTAGCGGAATTAATGAATGTTACAAAGCTGACTGTTTTAAATTGGGAACACGGCACTCACGAAATCAAAGGGAGCAACGCTAAGAAGTTAGCTGACCATTTCAATGTATCAATTCCTTACTTGCTAGGCTACGACACTGATAACACATTCTCGGAGTTAATTACTAAAATTAATCATTGGGCTGATGACCGCAATCTTAAGCAAGCAGACCCGAAGATACAGTGGATGCGTGTTACTGAGGAGGTTGGTGAGATTCGGGATGTACTCTTGAAACCGACTAAATTCACGGAACCGCAAGCAGCACTTAAGGACGCTATTGGTGACACGCTAGTAACGGTTATCGTCTTAGCCTACCAATTAGACCTCGATGTGACTGAATGTCTAAGTATTGCATACGAAGAAATTAAGAACAGAAAAGGGAAGATGGTAAATGGAACGTTTGTTAAAGAAGAGGATTTATAATGAGCTGGCAGTCGCAACAATTCTGTTAGTAGTGTCGCTAGCGATTAACGTGACTACCGTCCTACGAGTGGTTAACCGACCTATCGAGACAGTGGTTATCCATAAGGCAGATAATGCAGTGGAATTACATGGCAAGGTAACCGGCAAATCTATGGTTGGTAAGCTCTACACACTTGATTGTGGAGCTTATGGCAAGTTTCTTGTCAGCAAGGAACAATACGACCAAGTCAATGTCGGGGATGATATTCCCAGCTATTTGAGGGGGCGAGGGCAATGATTCCAAGATATAGAGCATGGGACAAAATCCATAAAACAATGTACGAAGTTGATGATATTATGTCTATCGATTTCGGGAAAAGCGAAATTTCTGTAAAGACACTCTTTTTCGAACGGACAAATTACTACAAATTCGATGATATCGTTTTAATGCAATCAACTGGAATGAGAGACAAAAACGATAGAGAAATCTTCGAGGGGGATATTATTGATTCGACAGACGGTTTCCTCACTGGCGTAATTGAATTTAGAGTAAGTTTAGGGATGTTTATCAGTGATTTGGTAGAGTACAACAATTTTGAACGTTTATGCAACGTAGCCAGCTCAAGGAGAATTATAGGGAATATATGGGAACACCCAGAATTGGCAGAGGTGAGCTCATGAGTAAAACATACCAATATTCAGGGCTGACACCAGAGCTACATCAGCGGTTAGTCAGTGAACATGCAGCACTAAGAAAAACACACAAAAAAGGCTCTTATAAGCAGTTCTTCCAAGAGGTCAAGCAGTGCAATGAGTTACAAGCTCGCATCATTTATCAAGCATTCAACGCCGCAGTCGTTGAACGTGCGAGGATATCACCAGCTACTGTAGACAGACTAGAAGGCATCATTTCTGATGAACTATTCGACGACCTTCAAGATTATCTGTCTACTAATTACACAAGAGGGAAAACCACTAAACCGGTTTTGGATAAAACCAACGCAGGACTGCCAGAGCACCTTTTCAAGCGCTTCCGTGAAGAAGTGGAAGAACTACGCAAGGGACACCCTAACGGCTTAAATAACTATATTAGATACGCCAAGGACTGCGACCAGAAAAATGCTAACAGGACCCAAAACGCCCTCAATCTGTGCTATGCGGAAAAAGCTGCTCTAACGCCTTTGAAGGCAATTCAAATGGAAGGGTTACTTTCAAGAAAGCTATTCAGCGAGATTATTGACTTTGTCTTCAATAACTACGAGTGGGCTGAGAGATTAGATGATGAAGTTGACCGCATCATACTTAAATATCGCACCAAGGGCAAGGTTGGACGTAATAAAATCACGGTCAGAAAAGCCGTATATAAAGCCTACGCGTTAGGTGTGTAGCTAGAACGGTTTACGAGGGTTCGACTCCCTTGCTAGCTATTACCAGTCAATCTATATACGGAAAAGAGGAATCCTTTTTATTTTTTTCATTCAAATCGCTGAAGCGCAGACTGGTCGTGGATGCAACCAAATCCAGTAAATTCAAATATAGAAAAGAGGAATCTCCTTTTTTACACTTTATGACAAATCTAAAGCGCATTACTGGTGGCGTGATTATTCAAGGCTTTATGCCTGCAAAAGATATAGGTCAGAAATCTCCATAATTCATCCGACTTAATTCTTGTATTATTTCAAAAACGAAAGGGGAATATCCCCGATAATGATTTCACTATATCTAGGCTGGAGTGGTTTTCAAGGGGTTCGATTCCTCTTGCCAGTCATTGTCTGTCAAACACTAAAAATAAAAAATGAATAAAGATTTTAAGTGGCTTGAACACACTTTTTTAACACCGGACAAGCTGACAGACCTTGTCCAAATAAACCCAGCAAATTTAAGAAAAAAGGATGTGAAACACCCTCTTTCTTATTGATATCGCATTACAAAATAGCCAAAGGCCTTGCTGGTGTCGATGGCTAGGAAGGAGGTGACAAAAGGCTCATAAACTTAATCTTTTCATATCTCTTAATTACTGAGCCGAAAAAATAAAAAAGACCCAGACTAATGCCTAGGACTGTTCAAATGCTAATAATATTATTATACCATAAAGGAAAATGATTTTATGAGAACAGTGGAACGGTTGCAACAAATCAAGGCACTTGATAGATACATTGACAGTCAGATAGAACAGATTAAACGATTGGAATCGCAAGCGTTAAAAGTAACGGCTGGTGCAATGCAAACAGACATGGTCCAAGGTGGCAAACGTAAGGGCAAGGATGATATCTATGTGGAGCTTATGACAGCTCGTGAAGAAGTAGAACGGTTCACTGCCGAAGCCATCAAACAGAAACTAGAGTTTCGCCGGCAGATAGCAAACGTGGGGGATATAGACGCTAGGTCCCTGCTACAAATGGTTTATATAGACCAGCTGGATATCTGGCAGATATGTGACCGCATGGGCTTTAGTAAAGCTACATACTACGTTAAGTTAAGACAGGCTGAGAAGTATTTGGACTAATCTGCATTGGTCTATACCAATCCATACACCATCATACTACCAACGTGGTAACATAGTATTATCGAATCAGAAGGACACATCAGTGTTCTTCTTTTACTTTATCTGAAAGGAGGTATGCCAATGCCGATGGTCAGACGATGTAAGGCAGAGGGGTGCCGTGCCTTAACAGAGAGACCAGCACACTACTGTACTACACACAAGAGTATGGAAGCAGCATACACACAAGAGAGACAGAGATACTCACGGACGAGATACAACACACGAGTAAGGAACCGAGACGATGAGAGTAAGGAACGGTATGCGTTCTATCGTTCAAAGATTTGGTCTTCTATTCGTAAGATAGTTTTAGAACGTGACAACTATCTGTGTCAGTACTGTCTAGCGTTGGGTGTGACCACACCAGACGCACGTATAGGCGACCACGTAACACCCGTTGAAATTGCGCCAGAACTTAGGACTGAAATTTCAAACGTGGTAGCAACGTGTAGAAGCTGCGATAATACCAAACGTACTTTAGAGCAAGAAATCTATGGTACTGGTCAAAATAGAACGAAACAAAACACCGAGCTACGACTTTCCGTGGCTACGTGGGCAGATTTAATAGCCCGCAAAAAAAGAGGACGTCATTAAACCCCTCTAATAAGCCCATAACACGATTTTATAATAAGGGTGGTGTAATAACCCTCGACCCGATTTAAAATTGACCCCCGCCCCCTTCTCGTGCCAAGGAGAGCCGCCACAAGGTGTTTTCTTACACCGCACGCCAATTTTGAGGGCTTTTAAGCGGTGTCATAATCGAAAAATAGAAAGGAGGGTGCGATGTGGTCAAGAATCCATACTTCAAACAAAATTCGGGGCGTTTACCCACGGACCCTCCGAACTACTTAGGGACGGTGGCTAGAGAGACATGGCGTAAAATCATTCCGTTTTTAGAAGCAACAGAAAAGGTCGAACGCATTGACACGTTTCTTGTGGAAACCTACTGTACTAACTACGAGATTTACAAGAAAGCCTATGAGGATGTGAAAGAAAACGGTATCCAAACCGAGATTAAGAAAGTCATCCAAGCACAAGGTAGTGGCGAGATTCTAGGCGAGCAGTCAATGGGATTTAGAAAGAATCCAGCCGTTGCTACGATGAAAGATGCCACTGAAACCCTTAATAAAATAGGCATTCAGCTAGGTTTGACCCCTAAAGGACGGGCAGAATTGGCTGAAATAGCCGGAAGTCAAGCGGATAATTCTTCGATGAAAGATAAAATGGCAGCATTCTTCAAATAAAGGAGGTGAAACATGCAAGAGATTGATTTAACCAAGTCGAAAGATGTAATCGGTGCTTATAATAGCATCGATTTTTCTTATGAGCGAAAAACATATACCGACTATGGCACACAATACTGTTTTAACGTGCTAGATGGCAAGATTGTCGCTGGTTACAACATTCAATTAGCATGTTTCCGACACCTCCGAGATTTGCAAAGACAAGGGGATAGCGATTTTCCTTATGTCTATTCGGTTGATGCGTTTAACCGTTTCTTGAAATTCTTGTCTCTAGTGCCTAACGTTGATGATCTTAGCCAAAAGCTAGAGCCGATGGATTGGCAGTATTTTATATTCGCTCAACTCTTTGCGTGGTTTGATTTAGACGATGTACCAAGGTTTTCAAATATCATTATTTCTATTGCTCGTTCGCAAGGGAAAACGATGATAGCTGGTATCTGCCTTAATTTTTCTTATCTGATTGAAATTATCGGACAAAGTAACCAAGATTTTCTTGTTAGTTCGCTAAACTTCGACCAAACGATGAAGCTCTATACTTACGTTAAGTCTATGATGGCTAGAATTATTGAGAATGAGCCGTTTAAGTCGCTAGCAGAAGAAACACAAGTCCAATTATATTCACGAGAAATTAAATCGCTCGTAGACGCCAATACTATTCATACCATTTCGTTTGAATCTGGTAAATTTGACGGTAAACACTTTAAACTGGCCGTGGCTGATGAGGTTGGTGAGCTTAGAACGGATGAAGGTATTTCTAAAATCACATCCGGACAAGTTAACACCGAGGGCTCACGCTTTATTGAGATTTCAACATCTTACCAAACGCCCGATGTTCCATTCCATCAAGAGCAAAAGAAACTGATTGAGATTATGGAACGTGACTTTGATAGGTCTGGTGATGACCAGCTATGTTTAATCTGGTCGCAGGATAATCTGGAAGAAGTCTTTAAACCAGAAACATGGGCAAAGAGTAACCCGTTGCTTAACCATCCAAAACTAAAAGATGGATTGATGAAAGGGTTACTTTCCGAACGTGATAAGAAACTGCTCATGGGAAAACTTGCCGATTTTCAAGTTAAAAACATGAATTGCTGGTTACTTGCTGATAGCAATAGTTTCCTAGATTTAACCGATATTGAAAATGCCGTTGTTGATGAATTTGACATCAAGGGGAAACGTGTTTATGTCGGACTGGATGCGTCTATGTTCAGCGATAACACGGCTATTGGTTTCGTTTATCCCTACGTTACTGAAGACGGCAGACAGAAATGGCATGTCGAACAACACAGTTTTATTCCTTGGCAGCAAGCTGGCTCGTTAGAAGCCAAAATGGAACAAGACGGTGTCAATTATCGGGATTTGGAAACCAAGGGTTTTTGTACGATTACAAGCCACCCACAAGGACTTATCAACCCAGAGGAAGTGTACCGTTGGTTTTGTGAGTATGTGGAAGATAATCAGCTTGATGTGGTCTTCTTTGGCTACGATGCCATGATGGTATCTAAGATTATCAAGGCTTTGGAATCTAACACTAGCTTTCCACTTATGCCGATTAGGCAGCGTACAAGCGAGCTGAAAGACCCGACAAAATTCCTTCAAACGCTATTTATCGAAGGGAATATCACCCGCCTTGATGATGAAATCATGCGTAAAGCCTTGATAAATGCGGTAATTAAAGAGGATAACATCGGTATTCAAGTCGATAAAATGAAATCGACCTATAAAATCGACGTGGTGGACGCTCTTATCGATGCGTTCTATGATGGCATGTATGCGTTTGAAGACTACGCTATTACCAACAACCCAACATGGAAAGTAGAACACATGAGTCAAGAAGCCGTTTTGAATTGGCTGAAAAACCCAGATAGTGGGCTATTAGAGGAGTATTAAGACATGATTTTGAAGTTTTTTAAGGCAATTTGGGCTATTTTTGACATCCTTATGTTCATTTTAGCTGCGATTTCGCTTAATTTAACGACTTATAACCTCGGATATGTATGGTTTGGCATCAGCATGACCATTACATTCGTACTAGCGGGGTTGATTAGTGAGCTAGCCGCAAAAAAAGGCTAGAAAGGAGGTGATAATAATTGCCGATATTTAATTTAGCAACCGAAAGCCCACCGAATAACCAAGGGGGCTTTTTCGATATCACTGATCCAGAGTTTTTAGCTACTTTGAATGGTAGTGAGTGGGTGTCAGCCGAAACCGCTCTAAAAAACTCGGACCTATTCTCTATTATCAGTCAGCTATCCAATGACCTTGCGACTGCCAAGCTAACGACTAGCCGAAAACAAATGCAAGGCATTGTGGACAATCCGTCAAACAGTGCTAACCGTTTCAATTTCTACCAGTCTATCTTTGCTCAAATGCTATTGGGTGGGGAAGCCTTTGCGTATCGTTGGAGAAACGACAATGGGCGAGATATGAAGTGGGAGTATCTAAGACCATCTCAAGTCACTTTCAATCGATTGGACAATCAGAACGGTCTCTATTACAACATCACGTTCGATGACCCACGCATTCCGCCTAAACAACACGTTCCACAAAGCGACATCCTACACTTTAGACTGCTATCTGTAGACGGTGGTTTGACAAGCGTAAGCCCGTTGATGGCTTTAGGTAGAGAATTAGATATTCAAAAAGCTAGTGATAAGCTAACGCTTAATTCCCTTAAAAATGCCCTAAACGCCAATGGTATTTTGAAAATCAAGGGCGGCGGTTTGCTCGATTTCAAAACTAAGGTCTCACGCTCACGACAAGCAATGAAGCAAATGCAAGGTGGTCCGTTGGTACTGGATGATTTAGAGGACTTCACACCTCTTGAAATCAAATCCAACGTGGCCCAACTACTTAAGCAAGCGGACTGGACGACCGGACAATTTGCAAAAGTCTACGGTATCCCAGAGAACGTTGTCGGTGGACAAGGTGACCAACAATCATCACTAGAAATGAGTTCGAACGTGTACTCTAAAGCAGTCGCGCGTTACTTAAGACCATTCCTTAGTGAATTGTCTCAAAAACTTTCATGCGATGTGGATGCGGATATTTTCCCAGCGGTTGACCCGACCGGTGCTAACTATATCAGCCGTATCAATAGCATGGTTAAAAGTGGCACACTTGCACAGAATCAAGGCTTGTATATTTTGCAACAAGCTGAAATTCTACCTAAAGAGTTGCCAGAGGGTAAGAACCCTAACCGAACCACATTGAAAGGAGGTGAGATAAATGGGCAAGATTGACATTAAAGGCGATATTGTAAGCGATGATGCTGGTGCTTTCTATGAGTATTTTGGCATGTCTAGTACCTATCCAAAATTGGTACAAGATGCCATTGCTAACGATGAAGACGAAGAAATCACGCTTAATATTGCGTCAAACGGTGGTGATGTGTTTGCAGCAAGCGAAATCTATACAATGCTTAAGGCCAGTGGCAAGCGTATTGTGGTTAATGTGCAGGGCCTTGCGGCTAGTGCTGCGAGTGTCATTTCTATGGCGGGCGATACTGTGCGTATCAGTCCAACGGCACATATTATGATTCACAAAGCGTCTACTGGCATCGTTGGTAACAGCGATGACCTAGAGCATCAATCAGCGGTCTTAAATAGCATTGACGAATCTATTGCATTAGCTTACGAAATGAAGACTGGTCTTAAACAACCGGAATTACTTGATCTCATGGCAAAAGAAACATGGCTTAATGCTAAAACTGCCGTTGATAAAGGCTTTGCGGACGAAATTATGTTCTTCGATAACGATGAAGAAGAAATCATGGTTACTAATACCGTACATCAACTACCAAGCAAATCAGCAATCACTAAATTTAAGAATATGATTGCTACACCTAAAACCAATTCATTGCGTGAGCAGAAATTGGCTATTTTACTTGAAAAATGAAAGGAAGATGATTGATGAAAACATCAAACGAATTGCATGACCTTTGGGTTGCTCAAGGCGACAAGGTCGAAAATCTTAATGAAAAACTTAACGTAGCTATGCTTGATGATTCAGTTACCGCTGAAGAATTGCAAGCAATCAAAAACGAACGTGACACTGCAAAAATGAAACGTGATATGTTCAAAGAGCAGTACACTGAAGCTCGTGCTAGCGAAGTAGCGAATATGTCAGAGGAAGAAAAACAACCTTTGACTGAAAACGAAGAAGAAGTTAAAGCTAATTTTGTTAAAGACTTTAAAAACCTCGTTCGTGGTCGTTATCAAAACTTGCTTGATTCTAAAACAGACGGGACTGGTGCTGACGCTGGCTTGACTATCCCACAAGATATTCGTACAGCTATCAATACATTGGTTCGTCAATACGACTCATTGCAAGAGTATGTAAATGTTGAAAACGTAACTACTCTTACTGGTTCTCGTGTTTATGAGAAATGGGCTGAAATTACTGGTCTTTCTAAACTCGACGATGAAGCTGGTCAAATCGGTGCCAATGACGATCCTAAACTTTCTCTTATCCGCTACGCTATCAAACGCTATGCTGGTATTTCTACAGTGACAAACAGCTTGCTTGCTGATTCTGCTGAAAACATCCTTGCTTGGTTGTCTGGATGGATTGCTAAGAAAGTTGTTGTTACTCGTAACAAAGCTATCTTGGATGTTATTGCAACACTCCCAACTAAACCGACATTGGCTAAATGGGATGACATCATTGATCTCGAAGCTAAAGTTGACCCAGCAATCAAACAAACTTCATTCTTTTTGACTAACACTTCAGGCTTTACTGCACTTAAGAAAGTTAAGAACGCAATGGGTGACTACCTCATGGAACGTGATGTGAAATCACCAACTGGATACTCAATCGACGGTTTCGCAGTTAAAGAAGTATCTGACCGCTGGCTTGCTAACGGCACTGGTGGTGCTATGCCACTTTACTTTGGTGACTTGAAACAAGCAGTAACATTGTTTGACCGTCAACACTTGTCATTGCTTTCAACTAACATCGGTGGCGGTGCGTTTGAAACTGACACTACTAAAGTACGTGTGATTGACCGTTTCGACGTTGTTAAAACCGATGAAGAAGCGTTTGTGCCAGCGTCATTCAAAGCAATCGCTGACCAAAAAGCTAATCTTACACCAGGGGCTTAATTTAGGAGGTAAGTAATGAGTGTATCTAAGGAAACTATCATGCAGACCCTCAATCTGGATGAGACAGACGACACTGCACTCAT